GGAAGCGTGCAACCTTATCACCACGGAAACCTTTAACGGCGTGCCAGTTCAAGTTGTACAGTCCATGATCAGCAAGACAGATGCGTTTAAAGTCTGCCTCCAGGGAAGCCTGGTACGCAACAGCTTCTGACCAAATGTCAACGTTGCTGCCAGTCGGAAAATACCGGCCACTATCTTTATGGACAACGCCCCACTCCTCCATCATTTCCATCAAGGCTTCCAGTTTTTCCAAGTTGCCCATGATTCGAATGCGTTTGCAATCAATAATGTGGATCTTGTCCCCAACGCGTCCGCCCATTACAAACACGGTGTAGTCATTTCGTTCTCGGACGCCAGCAGACAAATCAACGCCGACCCCAAGGGAATCAAACTGTGTTGAGATTGTCCCCTTAACAATCAGATCTGGGGAGATCGACAGCTCACTAGTTTGGACAATTTGATTCTGGTACTGGAAGCTAAAGGCAATTGGAGCTTGACGGCGGCGATCTTGCAGATACTCCAGAGACCACATCTCTGGCCAATAAGAAATCTCATCACCCTGCTCATTAATTGTGATTGCGGACTGAACAATCTGAACCCAGTCATTGGCTGGCGTGAACGTGGAGTTGTGGATGTCGTCATGGCGGAACCGAGTTCCAAGGCAGATGGCACGTCCGCCTTCAAACATGGTCGGAACAATAACCGAGTTCCAGTTGTCTTCCATGGCGACACGGATGTCGCGGTTTTTAATGTCGTCTGCAGATTTGATCGCGTCATCGATGATGCACAAGTGCGAACGCTTGGAGGTCACGGCGCCTTTTAGACCTGCACAGCAAACGGTAAATTCTTCTTCACCGGTTGATTTGATGCCCGCAAACTTCCAATCGATACTCCAGTATTCGTTGGAGTTAATCCCTTTGGCAATCTTCACCATTGGGAACACTTCTTTGTATGCCTTACTCTCCTCGATAATTCGTTTGATGGCTGCGCTTTTAGGACGCGCCACGTCAACCGTGTAAGAAATGTAGAGAATCTTTAACGGCTTTTTATGCAGGGCGTGGATACCAACGGCCCAAGCTGTGTACAAACCGAGGATTGTTGATTTTGCCGATCCACGCGGCGCCAGGATGTCGATGTTTGGGCCGCCAATGCCAATCAGACATTCTGTACTTTCACCGGTGCACAGGTAACGGTGCCACTCCTTGTGATGACTTGCGGGCGGTTTATCACCGACTACATCACAAAAGTAAGCAAAGTCTGTCCGTGCTCTTTCAACGTCAATGTTTGTTGTTTTTTTAACAACCTGCTGCTTTGCTGCAGCTCGTGCCGTCCGCCGATATACGGAATAGATACTGGTCCCAGCCATGCCCGTAGCATAGCGTACTAATTCTTAGGACTCTTCAGCCAGGATCTTAGTCCACACACCCATAGAGGCTTCGTGGAGCGGACCTTCGATCGGGTCGTCGCGAAAAATAGAAAGCATCTCCCTAAGAGCACGGTCCGCACCAGCAAGAATTAAACCTTGCTTGTCCATCAATACCTTTTCATCATTGAGCTGTTTGATGGAGCCACGCAACTCTTTCTGCAGCATGGCAATCCTGGAGGTGCCCATATCTTGCTTCACCATGCCCATGTCAATGGCATCGCGCAACTTGGAAATATCCTGCTGCATGGAATCGATTTCCATCTCCAGGATCTGGTTAAAGTTGCGCTTTTTATATTCTTTCTTGGCCCACTCGTCGCAATCAACGATGGTACCTGTAAACCCGAGGAACCGGGCGTACAGGTACATCTGAATTGGAGAGCTGCTCTGTTTACAGAAGGCAAGAAAGGATTCGCGGTCTTTGTCGGTTAAACCTTGAATCCAATCCGTCATGTCCTGTACTGGCTCTGGGCCTGCTCGTAATCTCTGTTCTCTTTATAGCGACGGAACATCTCCTGTTGCAAGTCGGTGGTCCGTTGTTCCTCTGCTTGCTTACCAACGGTGGAGCGGGTCTCCTCACCGGTCTTGCCGATGGATGCCCGTTCTTGCTCACCAGCAGCAACACGGCTTGCGCGTTCCTGTTCGCCCTGTGCGGCGTAACCAAGTCGGGTTTCGGCGCCAGCAGCCTGGGTACGGCGGATGTCCTGACCAGCAAAGAACTCAGAGTTGGTGCGATCCAGCTGGGCACCAAGCTCCATGTTGAGGCGCTGCTGAGCCCCGCTGACTTCATTCAACGCAGTCTGCGTCTGCAGCGACTGGGTAGGAACCGGGGTCGGGGGCGCAGGCGGCGGAGGCGGCGGCGAATAGATAACAGTCGGGGGAGGAGGTGGAGGTGAGCCGCCCATGGTAGATACGCTTTTTAGTTATTTTAACAAGTTAATGCAAAGCTCAGCCACGGCCAAGCCCAGTTCCCGCTTGAAGACCAGCAATGTTTGTCATCGCTGCTTTGTAAGCGGCATCAGACACTGCACCAAGCATCAGGGCTTCTCCAGCTTGTGCCGACTGACGCTGCTGTTGCATGCTGGAGCCACGGGCGGCAACGGACTCAGGAAGAGATTGCCTGTATGCTTCACCAGCCATACGATTGGCCAAGTCCCACTGGCGTGTCTTATAAGCTGTCTGCAGAACCGCATTCTGCAAGGGACCCAGCATCTCCAGGTTGGTTGCAATATCTTTTTGACGCTGAATATCGGACCAGCGGGTCAGCTCCTTTTTGGTCTTTTCTAAATCGCTTTCGCTGATTGAACTTGCGGGAGTTGTATACGCAGGCTGGCTCAGAGGCTTCTCTTGAAAGTCGGATCCAGTTGTTGCAACACCCCACTCCGGAGCAGCAAACGCACCCAAGTCAACTTGCTTGCCCGTGGCAAAATCAATTCCTTTAAAAGCAGGCAGACCAGATTTGACCGGTGTGCTTCCTTTATAGGAAGGCGTTGTTTGCGAACCAGTAGCTAAGCCGGGAAAATATTTTTTCCAAGCCGAGCTGCTCCCAAGTAAGGAAGTAACGTTTGCGAATGGCGAGGAAAGATCTGCCATGATCAGAGGTACTGGTATTGAGTACGAGCAGCAGCACCGATATCAGCTAGGGCTTGAGTAGCCTGTGCGCCCGCAATCTGTTGGCCGCCAAGGGTCAGGGCCGATGTTGTTGCCAGATCGGTCTTGAGTTTGGCAGCGGCAGCATTGCGGAGAAGGTCGCGGCGCTTCACTTCATCATCAAGCTTCACTTGATAGTTGGCGAGGCGCATTGTATTTTGATTGGTTAGATCTTGAACCTGCCGTTGGTATTGCAGGTTGGCTTGCCAAGCGCCCAGGGGGTTCTGTTGCTCAATCAAACCAGCAGGCTGTGCCATGCCACCGGGGACTGCGGTGCTGGAATACTGTGGCTGGACCAGCTCGCTAGGTTGGAATGTGGCTGCACGATAAAGGCCAGCTGCACCACCGGCAGCTTCAACGGGACCGGTTCCTTTGGAAGGGGCAGCGCCTGCAGGTCGGCCAGCGCCAGCAAGACCAGCAGCCAGGCTAGGAACAGCGGAGCCAGCAGCAAACATGGCGCCAGTGCCTGCGAGCTTGGCAATCTGAGCGGGTTGAATGGCTTGAACAGGACCAGCAAGGCCGGCAAGTTGACGACCCTTGGTGGCAGCTTTAGTTAGACCAGAAGCCAAAGGGGCAAGAGCGCCTGTTCCTTCCAGGGCGGTGCCAGCAAAGCGACCAACGCCAGGGACCATAGCACCTAAGCCGCCACCTAAAGCAGCTCCGGCTAAGGTTTTACCAACATCACCACCGCTTTGTTGATAGGCTTGCAAACCACCAAGTGCAGCACTACCTAAAACCCAAGGCCACATAATTTAAATCCTCTTGATTGTTATTTTAAATGAGATAAGCTTTAACCAAAGGCAGAGCCAATGCCGCCGAGCACTGCCCCACCCAGGGCGCCCCAGGGGCCAAAAGCAGAACCTGCTCCAGCACCTTGAAGAGCGCCGCTAGCAATATCACCAAAGCCGCCACCTTTTGCTGCTGGTGCGCCAGGGATAAAGGTAGGTCCGGTTTGCTGAGGATAGACAACAGCAAGATTATCTAAAAGCTGTCCGCTGCTACCGCCACCAATTTGACCACCTCTAAAACCACCGGAATAATCATCTGGGTCATACCCACGACGGCTACGTGCTTTGTCAAAAAGACTGGCAACAGTGCCAGCCATCTTGCCAAACTTTTCGCCGCTAAAGCCGCTGCCGGATCCGTACTTAAAAGAGTCGGATCCAAACTCACCAGAGAATCCACCTTTAGGCTTGTAGATGTAATCGTCAGTTTTAAAAAACGAACTGCTCATAACTACTTAATGTGGGGAACAAGCTGCTGCCAACTTTGGGCGCCAGGTTGGCCTAAAGCTTGTGCGGCTTCTGGTAAAGAACCGTGCTTATGCTTTAAGTATTCTACTGGGTTTTCTTTTTTAATTCGTTGCTCCGCTGCTTTTTGAAAAACTTTCTTGGTTGCAGTGCCTACCGCAGCAGCTGTAATTGCACCAGCAGCTAATAAAGCAGGGTCTGTATATTGTCCAAGTTTCTCTGCAACTTTTTCACCAACAGAAGGAACGCGTGACAACAATTCTTCTTTGGTTCCGGTTCCTAATTTAATTGGGGGATTTACGGCTCGGGACAAACCTTTAATCGCACCGAGGCCAGCGGCAGTTCCAAGCACAGCACTTGCTGTAACAGGCACACTTTTTAATCTGATCTCGGGATCGTTAAGACCACGAGCGGTTCCTTTAATGGCGCCGCCAAGGGCAGAGAAAGTTTGTGCTTCTGGATCGACAATAACCATCTTCCCTGCTTCTGGCTTCAAACGTTCGTAACGCCGGTACTCAGAATAGGTAGACGGTGCAACGTCAGGACGCTCTTCTTTGAATTCTTTATAAGGAAGCAGCTGACTCTTCTGGCCCAGAACATAACGCATTGCTGCTTCTGCAACAGGTGATGTTGATTTACGGCCAGTGGGATCTTCTTCTTTTGACACAGGAGCTGCAGCTTTGTAACCAGCTGGGCGCAGACCTTGCGAAAGGGGACCGGCCTGCCCGCTAAGACGTGCGATGGTCATAGGCACAGCTGCTGCAACAACGGCTCCAGCCAGGGGAGTATCTAAACCAAGGCGCGGTCCAACGTACTGTCCAACATCACCAACAATGCGGTGCATGTTTGTAAAACGCCAAACATCTTTGCGCGTTTCATTAGTTAACAAATCCAAAGTTGCAGCTGCAGCAACATCTGTTGCACCCATCTTGGGAAGACTTTCAACAGGCTTTACGACCTGTTTTACAGTTTCTCGAACAG